GTACATTTTTTATAGTAATATTAAATTCATTAGCAATACTGTTATATCGTGATTCATCAAAATCATTTTTAATAACTGCCAAAAAAACAAATAAGTGTAATTTATTTGTAATAACATGTTTAGCTAAACCTAATACTTTTTGTAATAATAAATTATTTTCAACAACATTATAACCAGGTTCACTGACAAAATAAAATGATTCTGCATCATCATAATCATCAACTATTTGTTGATTCATACTTAACATTTCATAAGTAGAATAAAAGTGTATTTCATCATCTGTTAATTTTTTTGATTTTTTAAATGTTTCTTTTTCTTCATCTGTTTTTAATAATTTAGTATATCGATATAAACTATATAATTTATTTAATGGTATGTTTACTAATTTGTTATACCTTTGAACATAATTATTCAATGCAAAATTAATACAAGCATAAGCATATGTTGAAAATTTATTATCAGCATTTATATCATATTTTGTTGCGCAATCTACTAGTGTCAAATATGCTTGTTGTTTAATATCCTCAAAATCACATACCCCATTATGCCATTTATGAGCAAGCTTATTAGCTACATTTATGTTTTCTAAAACTAAATGTTCATTTTCTTTATTAATTTTTAAACCTTTTGGGTATCTTTTATAAGGCATTCTATTATTCCCTCTTTTTTCTTTATTATAAAAACCAATTTGAAATACCACTTGGTTTATTTTCTTTTTCTATTTGTATTTGCTCAGGTGATAATTTTGTATTCATTAATTCTTGTTCAAATTCATTTCGTGTTGATAGTTGCTGTATAATATCATTTAATTCATTAGTATCTTCATATTGCCCTAATGTAAATAATTCAGTTAATGTATTAGTATATTCATCTGCTAACAATGTAGCAATATAATATGCACCTGAGAGCGAATCACAGTTATGAACAAACACCCCGCAATTTAATGCAAAATTATGATGCTGTGATAACTGAATATCATATACATGCTTATAATTTTTAATTGTTTCAATATTAGTAATTTTATGATTGTGTAATGGTACACCTGCTTTAATTAATAAATCATACTCATTTATTGGACAACCATTATATTTTGATATAATATTTAAATCTTTTAATTTCCTAAAAGCTATTTTAAAATCAGATAAATTAAATTCTTTATTTAATAAATTATTATCTAACATTAACTTATAAGTTTTCTTTATTTTTCCTATTTTTTGTTTTTCTTTCATATCTGGTCGTGAGTTATATTTTTTCCAAGATGCATTGTCTATCATAAATTGTTTATATTCTTTATTTTTATATCTTTCTTTACTTGCAATAGAACATTTATCACTAAAAGCTTTAGATTGTGTAATTATTTTACTAGCGTCATTTGCTTTTTTCATTGCTTTTTTTCCTTCATCACTATTTAACCAATCCCTTTGACGCTGAGTACCATTCCATTTAGCTGCTTGTTTTTTTCTATTTTCACTTCTAATTTGTCTCATTCTTTCTGGATTTTCTTTATCTAATTTTTGCCAACCTGATTTTCCTAATTTATTTAATTCAGATACACGACGTCGATGTTTTTCAGATTTATTATAATGGGTCCAATTATTTGTTTCATGTAATAAATTATGTTCAACATTACCCATTATTTTTAAATTATTAGGATTATTATTAGTTTTTATATGGTCTATATGATGTACAACATGAAATTTATTATTTTCTGGTAAAATATAATCTGTGTATGCATTTGGGTTTAATTCTATTACTACAAGTTTATGAAGACGAGTTCGTTCATGCTTGTATGGGTCTATTATTCTAGGATAATAGCTATTACCTACTTTCTCTAAATCATTATTAAATGGCATCAATGACTGTCCAATGGTAAGATTACCTGCTTCTCTAAATATATTATCTTTACACAGTATAAGATGGTCTTCAGTAACAGAAAAGGATTTATTATTATCTAATGTAATTTTAATTAATTTATCAGGAATATGTTTACGTATAACTTTATTAATTTTAACAATTGTTAATTTTTGTGAAATTGTATCACATGCTAAAACCCATTCATTTTCATAATTATCGTATAATTCTTCAATAGTTATTTTTTTACCTGATAATAAAAATATTTCAGTGTCAAAACTTAAACATCCATCGCCATGTCCTGTTATATCACTTCTAGGATGTTCAATTTTACCTGACATATTATTACGTTCTACTTGTAAAAGTTCTTTTTCTAATACATCAATATGTAATAATGATAGTTTCTTTTCAATTAATGCATTTCTAAAACCAAGATATATTTCAGGAGTTGATTCAAAATTAATACGTTTTACATTTTTAAAACCATATGACTGTAATAACTGTATTGTATCGGCTGAGTTCCATCCATCTGAACCAATACCACAAATATTAAAACCTATTTGGTCTAAATATGTTATAAAGTCTCTTGTTTTTTGAAAACTAATTTGTGCATTTTTTGGACATTGTATTTCAATAGTAAATACATGTTTATATAATACTTGATAAGAGGTAATTGTTTTATTTGCTTGAACATCAAAAGATTTCATTTTACTCTTACCTAATAAACACACTCCGCTAATACCCGTTCTATCTCCAGTTAATGAACCATCTATATATACAAATAAATGTTTCTTTTTAATATCTGGAGAAATTAAATCTAATTTAAAAAAGTCTTTAATTTGCATATCATCAGTTGTACCAATAGATAATATTTCTTGTGTAAATGGATTTTTATCTTCTGTATAATTCTGAGAAATCATATCATAGTTTAGGAATTTAGTAACATAACTAACAGATATAGCTGCAATATCCATTAAACTCCGTTCCATATTTAATTCAAACTTTTGTTTTTCTTCAATAGGTATATCCATAATGTCATAACCTTGTTTAATATAATCATCAATAGATTCATCTTTTTGTATAATTTTAGATGGTAACCTATTACCACCTATTGCTAATTTAAAAAATACACCAGTATAACCACTTTTCTTTTGTGGTACAATATTCCATACCTTATCATCAACTATATAAAAATTTTCTTCATCTTTCATTTTTTGTGCATACTGCTCTAAAAAATCGTATTCACTTTTTTTACTAGAAACCATGAAAAGCTTGCCATGTACTTTACCTTCAACTCTAAATCTATTTGTAATACGTGTATTTAATGCATTATAAGTTTCCATAATTTTTGTTTTTTCTAATGATACATTTTGTCCAGGAGCAAAATTTAGTTCGTCAATTATTCCTCCTATAATATCCTGTCCAAGCGCATGTGTAGCTTGTGATCCTGCCTCAAATCTAATATTCTTAAAAGGTTTGTATCTAATATGTTCTGTACCTGTAAATCGACCATGTTTTTTAAACCAAGGAGATGTTTGCAATGTATCAACAAATGGTTGTAATAGTACTTTCTCTGCCAACGTAACAGTATTATTAAAAAATAAAATAACAATTGGTTTACCTAATGGTTTATTATAAAATAATTGAGGATTTTTTAAACACATTATACGATAAGATAAATACACTAATCCTAATTTAGCAGCTTCACTTTTACCTAAACCAATACCACCTGTAAATGCAATTTCACTAAATTGATATGGGTCTTTAAATATTTCTTTTAATCTATCTCTCCAATATGGATATAAGATACATTCAGTACTTCCATCAGGATAAAAATAATTACCCATATATTGTTTATCATCAATGAATATGTCTAAATCAACAGGTATTTCATCCCATATATTTGATATAAATTCAGAAATTGTTTTAGTTGAACCCCTTTTCATATCTTGCAATATACTAAATACTTGTTCACGTTCTAATGGGTTTAGTGTATCTAATATTTTTGAAATATTCATTATAGTTATTTCCTTTTAATCTAATTTGAATTATACCTTCTAAATAATATTAATTACTTAGTTTTAGTAATATTATTTATAATATTTAATAATGATTATTAAATAAAAAAGCTACTTCTATAAATAATAGAAGTAGCAAATTTTATAAAAATTTTAATTTATTTTAATTTTTTAAGACCCACTCATTATTAAAGAAATAATAAATAGAATCACTAGATAAACCAGGTATTGTACCATAGTTGTGTATTTCTGAAGTTGTGTCAGTTCCTATAAGTTTATCAAATATAGATAATTGAATTACTTTCATATTAGTTAAAATACTAAATGTATTTAATTTAATACCAGCATTATCATTTATAAATATATTAGCTGATTCATTTATAAGATTTCCATTAATATTTAATTGTGACTCATTATTTAATATTAAATCAGTTAATAATGTTGCATTACCACGAAGATTATATTGTTCATTATCAAATTTATTATAATATTCAAGTATTGATTGTTCTTCTATACTAAATGAGTTATTTCCAAATATCTCAATATCAATATTTGTATAAACTGTGCTATTACTGGTTATAATCATTTTTGCATTTAATGAATCAAAGGTTATATTTGTTTTAATATCTTGACATACTAATTCACCAATAATATTTAATGAATTTGAATCTAATATATTCACCAAACCAAATACAATCAACTTACCATTTACGTTTATATTTGAATCTAAAGTTAATGTTAAACCAACAGGAATTGTGAGAGTTATATTTGTTGGTAAAATAAATGTTGTATCAATGTGAGTTGAACTTGTTAAAATAATATTATTGTTTTGTCGTATAGCATTTCCATGTAAATTAGTTTCTATTAATATATCTATATTATCTTTAACTTGACCATTTAATGCATCTATTTGACGCTGTAATACTTCATCCATCATTTCTCTGTTTTGAATTTCAGATTGTAAATTAACAACATATCCTAATTGTTGTAAATCATTAATCTTTTCAGCAATACTATCTGCAACTTGTTCATTATTACTTTTAGCTATTTCAACAGAATTTTTAGCACGTTGAATATTATTATACATGTCTACAATAGTTTCAAATGGTGGAATAGGTGATAAACCATTTAATGATAATCCTTCTGCTACTTTTAAACAGAATTTATCAGATTTAAAAACAAGATGAGAGCAATCATTTGATGATTGTGGATAGCAATCACAATTACTTTCTTGTAAATCAATTGATTCATTTCTACGTAAAGCAGAAAATTGACATTCTAATATTCCGGCTATATCAGTTAATGAAGGTGGTAATATTACACGTCCATCATCTATTCCTAAAACATATGGTCTTTTTTCTTTAATTATGATTAATTGATAAAATGAATTTTCAAACAATGGATGAGTAATGCTAATTACACGTGAATTCATTTCACCTGCAAATGCCACTGGATTCAATAAATCTGAACCGCTTACAAAACCTTGTTTACTAATATTTATATTCATATATACACCACCTTATATAATTCCAGTACGAGTAATAAGTGGTGCCCAACCTGTCCAATCATAATCAATAGATGAAATATTACTTTGTGTACCTGTTCTAAACCAAATATTATCTGCATCAATTTCAGCTGCATTTTGTAATATTGTTCGACTATTATCAAATGAAGATACTGTAATTTTAAATTGATTAATATCATCTGGAAAATTAATAGAACCAATAGCCGATGCAAACGTTCCAGGATTAATTAGTCTATTAGCATCTAATATTGATGGTGTTGGTTCGTCTAATTTTAATGCATCATTTATTAATTGTAAT